CGTACAGAATCCAAGTGTTAAAGTCCGACAAAGAAGACTTAGTAAAAGAAAACAAACACTTAATGGGCCAGATTCAAAAGGCAAATGACCAAGTATTAGAATGGAATAGCAACTATCTTGCTAAAGATTACGCTAAGAAAAACGGACTGAATGATTTAAAACTTATTCAGTAATATTAAAACTATCGTAATACTCGTTTAATTTTTTATAAACATCAACAGGCTTGCCATCAGCGAACACAACGTCACCGCTTTTAAATATCACTTCGGAATAGAACTTTTTATATTTTCCACCTTTGGGAATAAAAGCACGTGGTTCAACTCTTATAATCGTATCTTCAGCCAGACTAAAGATAGCTTCGTCTTTTTCGTAAGAATCACCGTGAACTAAGCCTTCAGCTTTAAGTCGTATTTTGTCAACTTCGCTTAACTCTTCGTCTTCGTCGAATCCAATAGTGACTTTATAAAGTACGTCTAATTTAAACCAATTTAAAGAGTCCATTAGTAAATCTTTCCTTTAATGATTCGTAAATTATGTAAGTGATATTCACCGCTTTTTAAATCAAGTTCAACATAAGCAAACCCGTGATTCCATTTATTAATAGGCATATACATTGGGTTCATTCCGCAAAGACATCCCATTGACCTGGTAGTTATTACTTCGCCGTACATCGTAGCCTCTGTGTTCTCTGAAGTTTTATGATAATGGCCAACGATTACATTTTCTAAAGTCTTTAAAAAAGTAGACCTCGCTGGATTAACACCACCAGAACCACCTGCTAATTCATGACCATGTAACACGGTTAACTTTCCAATCTTAATCGGTCTTTTGTCTTTTACGATATCTATATTCAATTCACCTAATCTGAGCAAAACTTCCAACTGAAAATCATTGCAGTCGAATAACTCTGGTGCTTTTACATACAACCATTTCTCCCATCTTTCGTCATGATTACCTAATTTAAAAACTATCTTGCACTTTGGGAAGTTATCTTTTAACGCTTTTAAAAACGTTCTAACGGATTCAAACTCTTCGGATACACTTCTATGCCTGAAGTCTTTTTCGTGACGGCTAATCGTAGCAAAATCCAACAAGTCTCCGTTTATTAGTATGCAGTTAACTTCTTTTTCTAATCCGTAATTTAAAGCTAAAGTTATAGCCTCATTTGACTGATACGGGAAGTGTAAGTCTGATATGATTAAAGTTTTTGACTGATTAATAATATAAGGTTCAAACGGGTCAGCATGACTTTCTGGAAGTTTAAACGGATTATAGTCAAAAGTTTTAGGCTCTAATCCATATTTTTTTAAGTCCATGTCTTTGTTTGACCCGGTGTAACTTCTAACTGTTCTGCGGACGTGTTCAACAGAACTGAAAACTGTGCTATTTTCTGAATAAATTTTCTTTGCTAAAGTTAACTTCGGAGTGTTTGGAAACCTCCTTAAATAGTCTACTACAATAGAGCCTGTTAGTTTTTGTTTGCCTGCCATTATTTTATTAGTTTGTATGCTGCGAATAGTATCACGATTAAAAGTAAGTACCACTTTATATTCCATGTATCCTTTAATTCCGTTTTATTTACCATTACAGGAACTTCTTTTATTATTTTGATAGTATCACACGTCCCCGAAAGAAACACCGTAGAATCACGGTAAAAATACTTCATCGTTAACCTGCCTTCTTTGATGATAACGGTATCAGTTTGGTTATAATAAAAAGCCGTATCCTTATGAACACGGTCTACAAAAATAGAATCTCTCTTCCAGATGGTGTCAGTTAATTGATTCAGCGAACACTTTGCTTTTGCTTTCTTTAAATGATACTCACATGAGCAAGATGCAAGAAATAAAACAAAGGCCAAGGCAATACCAAAGATTAAAGCCTGCAACCAGTCAAAGCTATTCTTGTTGTTTAACGCTATCGCCATTCTTTAAATCAATTATATTTTGAAATGTAACTATTCCCAAACAAAGCAGACCGATTAAAAGAAAACCATAAACGGCATAAAGTCTATTCTCATTCTCTAATTTCAAAGACAAATAAACTGCCGTAATAAATGAAGCAAACGCCGTTAACTTTCTTGCAGAGAATCCTTGACGGTTGTTAAAGAAAGAATTGTATAAATCTTTTATCATCGTGCTAAGCTTTTCCAGTTTCTTAATTCAAAATGCGGTAAATCAGAAAACTTTTTCCAGTCACCCCCCCATTCAACGCTTGGTGCTATTCGCTTAATAATATCAGCAAATGTTTGGAATAATTTGGAATCCCAATCCAATTTTTTATTCAGCCCGATAAAAGCAATATCAAAAGCAAATGACGGCTTGAAATTATGCGGACTTTGACCAGCCCTTGCGTTGGTTACCTTTGGGCCTTTCTCGGTTCTACCTTTAGCATATAATGCTTCCTGTTCGGCATCACTTCTATAAGTACACGTAAGAAATGGCTGTGGTGCTTCTGGGTAAAGTCTCTCGTACTCTCTCACCGCTTGTTCAAAAGCAGTTACTAAAGTTACATTCAAATCATTTTTGTTTCTACTCGGCATCTTCTATTTCTGGTTTTTCTGCTAATATAGCAAATTTTTCCATTGGTAAATACGCTAACTCTTTTTTGTCTTCAAGTGCATTCAAACGAAACTCTATGACCTTTTTATCGGCCATATCCATTACCTTATTCTCACGTATTTCGTCACGTAACATTATGAACATAAAAGACAATAAAATAACTATTTTCAAGTCCTGTGCTTCAGGCTTTAGACCAGAAATTAATTTAAGCAGAAGTTCCATTTAGTTCGTTAGTTTTGATTTGAATTTGCTCGTTGATTTGTCTTAACTTTTGCTGTAAGTATTCGATTTGAGCCAAGCAGTCATACGCTGCAGCTTTTAAGTTGTTTAACTCTTCCATATTAGTTTTCAAATGTTTCTGGGACTTTAGTTGTTATTGCATAGCCTTTTACGCCTTCTGCATTTTCGAATTCAATCTTGCCGTTTAAAATAGTGGCATTGATTAAGATGTCAGAACGTTCATCTAAAAAAGCCTGAACGTCATCTGTTAATTGACTGATTCCCATATTTGAAGGACAGTCTGGTCTGTTAAAGTAGATTAGTGTTTTCATGTTTTTATTTGTTAATTAAGTGCTACCCAAGCACCACCTGAGTAAATGTATAATCTATTATTTGTTGAGTCTGCAACTATTGGAACTCTACCAGTTACCGTTGTAGGTGTGCCAGTTGGAACACCAGCACATGTAGGCACATATAAAAAGCCATTAGTAGCATTAGTAGCTATTGCACCAACACCACATATAATATTACCAGATGCATCAATAGACATTCTGATAGCATCTTGAGTACCTAAGTTAAGAGTATTGCTATTTCTTGCAGTTAATAAAACACGACTGTTTGGCTGGTCTGTATTTATAGCAAATACACTTGTATTTGCCGAACCTGAAGAAATACCAAAATTAGCTACATTTGCATCAAGACCTCGTGATATTGTAACAACACCTCTAAATAATGAGTTTCCGGTAGTTACTTCTATTCCACCACTAAAACCTGCTGCATAGTTGTTTGTGATAGTCGCATTCGTACCAGCTGTAGGAGCATTTACAAAAAGCGAATACGCATTGGTAATAGTAGAAGCACCAACAAAAGAGTAAGTTGGGCTATTAATTAAAAAACCTTGTTGAGTTGTTACAGCACCTGTATTTCTTTGAAGTGTTCCTAAAGTAAATGAAACAGTCGGGATATTAGTGCTTGCTGTTTGAGTTGTATGATTAGCAGCTGTAAAAGTAAAATTAGTAATTGCTCCACTTGATTGTGCTGCATTTGTAAATACTAAATTTCCACTTATTCCCGTTACATTTGGTGTTAATATAGAAGTCGTAAAAGTCGGTGAAGTTCCAAATACCAAAGCACCAGTTCCTGTCTCATCTGTTACTAAAGACCTCAAATTTGCTGAACTCGGAGTTGTAGTAAAAGTATCAAATCCACTTGCTCTCGTTACACCTGCCCATGAAGTCAAGTCAGAATCTAAAGGCTGATATAATAAACCAGCAGATGTACTCGTTAAATATCCGCTATCATTTGTAAATGTGCTTACATTGGTTGGAAATGTTAAATAAGTACCATCACCTGCTATATATTGTGCTGATGTTCCAGATGGTGCAAAAGGCGTGAAACCCTCGTAAGCAGTATTCAAAGCATTACGTCTAATTGACTCACCAGCATTTAAACCTAAAGACGTTAATTGATTAATTCCAGTGGTTAATACTATTTCATCACCTGCTGTTCCATTTCCTAACAAAGTAGTATTTGAATCATAAGGCTGTACACTTACACCAATATCACCAGAGTCAAGATAACCAGCATCGTTATTAAAATAAGATACATCAGTCGGGAAATTAATATAAGTACCATCACCAGCTATGTACTGAGTGTTAGTACCACTCGGAGTAAAGCCTGAGTTAATAGGACTCAAAGCATTTAACTGAGTAACACCGTCACCGATGAATAACTCACCAGTGTTCTCGTTGTAAAGTAACTGACCATCTAAAAGTACCAAAGTAGGATTAGCCGCAAAGAATGCAGCGTCTTTTTTTCCTATTAATATGTTTGAGTTTACTGGATTCATGTGTTAAACCATTTTTTAATGTACTTCCAATCTGTGTTAATTTCGTCTACGTACAACCCGAAGCTGTTAGAAGTTCTGTGGTTCGGTTGCATTTTCTCAATCGCTGGACAGTTATAATCTGCGTAAAGATTAGAAAACTTACACAGATAATCATTCAGTAATTTAGCGTAGTGTAAAGCATTGCCTTCTACTTCTTTTCTTAAATAAGTAACCGTGTTAGCGTCAGCAGTTTCTAAATTTTCACCGTTCTGCTTAACAACTCCGATGTTTCTCAACTTCGCTGAAATAAACGGAATTGCCTCATAAGTTACCCACCACACTAAACACTCACGAACTTTTAAAAGTAAAGTTAAATCATCAGCACTCAACGCAACTGGTGGACTTGCTTTGCTTGCTATCACTTTATCCATTAAATCTTCGTACAAGCACCCACCTAAAATATTCTGAATGTGTTTTTCCTGAGCAATTTTAATAAATGGCTTTAAATCTGAAGCCTCGACTGCATTATTTATCGGGCTGTTATCCTTTGCGTATGTCTCGCTGATTAAATTAGCGTATGCCATTAGAATGGTTTGAAAGGGTTAATATCTATCTGGATTCCAGTTTTATTATAGTTGAAAATCCATTGTAAATCGTCTGAAATCATCTGCCTGTCTGCTTCCATTGCTACGTTATCAAAGATGGTATATCCAAGTTCAAGTTCAGTATTTCCGCCAAGTTGACCACTAACAGAAATACCAGCAAGCAATGGAGTTGTTAACTGATGGGCCGATAAAATCTTTTTATCACAAAGTTCAGCCAAGTGAACTAATTGTTTATCTAAATTTGAAACTTCAATCGGTTGAATGTCCATTGCCGTTTCTTTTCCTTCTGAGAAAGTAGCAACCATCTTACCAGTTTTGTCAGCACCTTGCCATGTCTTTTTTATTCCGGCAATTATCTCATCTTCCTCTAATTTAGAAGCTGGCAATTTATAAAACTTAAAGTGAAGTCCTGGATTCATTCCGTTTGAAATGTTCGCATTGTGAAATATACCTAATTGCATATCGGTATAAATCCAATTCAAAGCACCTACATAAGCAGGTATTCCGTAATAGTCTAAAGTACCTACCTTAGTAAAATATAATTGATTATAAGAGTCTTTATTGCCTTCGTAATATGCTTCTATTTCTTTTGGAATATTGTTTCTAATATCACTCCAATCTCTCGAATAGTAGTATTTTTTTACTTTGCCATTTTCTAACTTACCTGACCTTACATTTCTTACATCAACGTGCTTAATGCCTGCAATCTTAGTAAAGTCTTGATTAAATAATACCTCAAACGCATAACAGCCGTATATTTGAAAATCATTGGCTAATTTTTTAACTACCTTTTGTAAACTTTCGCCACCAACTTTGTTTTTCATTAAGAAGTCATATTCAGCCTTTTGATTCGCTGGAAGACTTGCTACTTTAGCATCACTTTCTTCTTTAGTTGTAGAACCGTTAATCAAAAAACCATCACCGTGAGTCATCTTAGTTTTGGTCTTTAGAATAGCACCATGAATAGCACTTCCTAAACTAACTTCATTTAATTTATTCGGGTATAAGTTATCCTCACCCCATAACACATAGTCTTTATTTTTTCTTTCAACTATCTTTGGAAGTTCAGCAATCGTAAGGCTAAACGGTTGCACGCTTGTTGAAGTCAGAACCTGCTTAGGTTGCAACTCTCTCTTTACGATGCTTGTAAATTTATCAAAATATCCCATTATTCAAATGTTGGTTCTTCGTTATTTTCATCTTCATCAAAACTCTCTACAATCTCAACTGTTAAGTCTTCAACCCAAACTTTGCCAACTTCCACAACCGCATAAGCAAGATTCTTATTCGTACTCGGTGGACTTAACACTGGCATTTCATATACTCTGTATGTCCAGCTACCTTCCTGAAGTATCACGTCTGTAGATTCAACCAAGTTGAACTCGTTGTATCTTAACGGTGCGTTTGACACATCTGAAAGCGTTGCATACTTCACAGAATTAGTGATGTCATTGGTAAACTCAAATAACCAGTCGTGAGTTGAGTTAGTTGCTTTTTCGTCTAAAGTTAAAACGATGTTATTAGTTTGGTTTTTGTAGAGGTAAAGCATTACTTATATATTACAAAAAAAAAGTTTTGTTCAAAAAAAGAAAGGCCGCCTTACAGGGCAGCCTAACTAAACAAACAAAGAAACAGAACTATATCACAGCAGCAACAGCAGCAGCAGTAACAGTGTTGGCAGGTTCTGATTCCTCACCAACAAATGTAATAACGTATTGATTAGCGTCAGATTTAGCAACACCTGAACCACCTGAGTTAGTGGTTACATTGATTCCGTATTGCTCACCGAAATACCAATAAATACCGTTGTTATCTTCAATGATAGCAACTAAATCTTTTCTCTTTGCTAATAATAACAAAGTATCTCTTTTTGTTTTTTCTCTACGGTTCAGAACTAAATTAATAGTCTGAGTGTAAAGGTCACGGCCTGTAGCTTGGTCTGATGTCAACTCTTCAGTATAACTTGATGTGTTCTTGTTAAACTCGAATTGATAAAACTCAGCAGCAGGCGAACCAGCCATTGTAAAGGCTGTAATTTCATCGGTTGGTGAACCTAAAGTCACGCTTGTAACATTTTCTTTTTCGGTTAAGAATAGTCTCTTAATACCGCCAATGTTATTGTCGCAACCTAAAGTTATACCACCGGTAAGTGATTCGCAAATTGCCATTTTAAATAATTTTAAATATTAATAAAAGAGGGGGGCATTTACCCCCACTCATTAACTACCAGTACCGTAAAGAACTACTTCAGAACTTACACCGTAGTTTACACCCCATTTGAATGAACCAACGATGTTAGATTGCTTAGTCTTACCCGGATTTGGATTCTTCAGGAAGCTGATTTCTTTTTCGTCAGCTAACAAGTCAAATCCATACCATAAGTTCATTGGGTCACAAGCAACGATTGTGTTGTTTGGCATACCCGGAGAAACGATTAATTCGTAACCCATAAATGAAAGAGTAAGGTCAGCATTGTTATAAGCATAAAGTGCAGGAGAAGCAGTAACTAAAGCTAATTCATAAAGGTGTGCAGCGTTGATAGATACGAAAATCTTAACAGCGTTTTTACCTTTATTTTTAACTGTAGTAGGAATAGCGTTTACTACTTTGGTCATTTCAGCGATGATGTTAGCTGAAGTCAAAGTGGTAGGAGAAGCTACGTCAACAACAGCAGAGTCAGCTAAGAATTTCTTAATGAAACCGTCACACAAATCAGGAGGAGATGCAGTAGTTGAACCACTCCAGATAAGGTCTTCAGTTTGTTCGCTAATCTTAGCAGCTACTAATTCAAACAAGAAATCTACAAATCCGTTAGGATAGTTTTGTTCTACGTTTGAGCCAGGACGAAGTTGCTCTGATAAATACAGAGGCTCATAGTCCTTCTCACAAAGAGGAATGTTAAATGCGAAATCACATACTTCCAGAGTCTTCTGGTCAAGTGTGTAGTTTCCAGATTCAGCAACGTCGCAAGAATCAGCTTGCAGAATGTTACCTAAATCCAAAGATGCCATGTTAATTTTGTCCTTAACATTTGGTACGGCACGAATACGTGACTTAGTGTCACCAGTTAGAAGGGCAGTTGTATAAAAGCCTTCAGCGTTTTTACCACTATAAGTGATTGATGAGTCAATTAATCCCATGATTACTTAGTTTTTGATTTTAAAATGATTTCTTTTACTTTGTCCATTTTACTCAGTTGAGTCGGCTGAACGTCTACCGCTTCTGTTGCTGGTTGACCAGCAGGTTGATTTGCGAATTTCACTTCCATCTCAGCAAGTTTAGCTTCGAATGATTTGATAGCTTGGCTGAAAAACTTATTAAAGGCTTTCTCTAATACAGCTTCAACATCTTTGTCCATCTCATCTTCTACTTCTACTTCTGAAATCTCAGTTACTTTTCCACCAGATACCGTAATAACCATTCCATTGTCTAAAATATGTTCACCATCCGGGGCAGGAGTTTTATTTCCAGCTTCGTCTTCAATGTACACTTCTACACCAACAGCAATAGCATCAGCATCGGTCTTCACAACTACACCATCTTTGGTGGTTGCGGATACGAAGTTTGATTTTTGCATATTTATTTTATTTAATTCCATATCTAAAAAGCCCTCGATTGAAAAGCCTCTGACATT